GCAAAAGAGATACAAAATGTCTTATAAAAATAAAGAAGATGAAAAAAATTACATGAAAGAATATTGCTTTAAAAATAGAAATAATAAAAAGGAATATGATAAAGAATATCGAAAGGCGAATAGGGAGAAAATATTAGAACGACAGAAGAAGTATTATCAAAAAAATAAAGAAAAAATATTAGAATATCAGAAAATATATAACCAAAAAAACAAAGAAGAGATATTAAAACGGAGCAAAAGATATTACCAATCTAACAAAGACAGAATAATTAAATATCAAAGCGAATATTGTCAAAAAAGAATGAAAACTAATTTAAAATATAATCTTAATAAAAAGATAAGCCGTGTAATAAAATTATCATTGAATGGTAATAAAAATGGTTGGCATTGGGAAGAACTTGTTGGATATACTTTAAATGATTTAATAAAAAGATTAAAAAAGACTATGCCAGAAGGTTACACTTGGAATGATTTTATAGAAGGGAAATTACATATAGACCATATAATTCCTAAATCATTATTTAATTATACTAAACCTGATGATTTGGATTTTAAGCGGTGTTGGGCATTAAGAAACCTACAACTATTACCTGCAGAAGAAAACTTAAAAAAATTTACCAAATTGATTAAGCCATTTCAGTTGGGTTTAAATATAAAAATAAAGGAGGTTTCAAATGAATTTTACGGATAACTATATTGAGATGTGTATTAACAATGTCAACATACAAAATTTGTGTAGACATAACAAGGGCGATTGGTTTTGGAACGGTGAAAAGCCATATCTATATTGCAAATCTGGTTTAGGTAGCTCTAACCCGCATGATTATAAATGGCTACCTACTTTAGAGGATTTGTTTGGGATGTTAGATATTGAATCTTTTGCTTACATTTTTGGTGATTTAGATAATTGGTCTGGATATTATTTTGATAGAGGTAAGCTACAACGTGAAGAACTAAAAGAAAAAGTTTTAGAATATGTGATGAATCTTAATTATGGCAAGGACTGGAATCCAACCAAAAAGGAATGGGAGGAAATAAATGGAAGTTAAAGAAGCGATTAAGTTTTTGGAAAAAGAGGCGGAAGAAAATTTTTGGCATCGTAGCAAAGGGCATGTAAAATTTGCAGAAAAGGATAAGGAAATCATTAAACTACTTGAATCACTTGAAAAAGAGAACGAAAAGCTGAAAAAAGAAAATGAGGCGTATAAGGGGATGTGGGAAGCATTTAAAGAAGAGTTTGGACATTGTAATTTAACTTATTATGATGCTGGTTGTCCTGAAAATTCTTTAGATGAACCGCTAATTGGGAATATGAAATATTTTAAAGAAGAATATCTCGGAGGTGGGAAATGAGTAATATTGAGGAGATGGAAAAGTACAAAAGTTTATATTGCAAAGATTATCCTAAAGCTGAAATATGGGTTGCAAGTTTTATGGAACATTGTATTAACTTCCTCAAAGACCTCCACGAGGAAAACTGCAAGATATGGAAGGAATTGGCAAAAATGAAGGGGGAAATATGATTTTAACAGACATGCGGAAAGTGATAGATAAGATATTTCAGACTAAAAATTATATGGATGCTATAGTTTACAGCCAGGGATACATTGACGGAGTAAAACACGCACCACGATACGGGGTTTTAAACTCTAATGACTGGAATAAACTATGTAAATATATTCAGGATTGTAGCAGAAAAAAGCTGGATATAGAATGCGATACGCAAAAGATAATGGAGAAGATTAAGGGGTAGGGGATGGCAAATCCACAAAAGGAAAACGGACATACATCTATAGCGAATGAGTTATTAGAGGTTATGGCAAAAACCTATTTTTCAAGTTATGAGATACAAATTATATTTGCCATATTTCGGAAAACCTATGGCTGGAATAAGACAGAAGATTGGATTACAACAACCCAAATTTCAGAGATGACCGATATTGCCAGAAGTCATGTCAGCAGGACTATCAAAAAATTATTGGATAGGAATATGTTGGTTAAAAACGGGAAAAAATTATCGTTTCAAAAAGACTATGAAAAATGGCAAAAGTTACCTAAACAGGTAACAAATAAAACTGAAAAAAAGTTACCTATCCAGGACACAAAGTTACCTAAACAGGTACATAAAGTTACCCAAATGGGTACAAAATTGTTACCCAAACAGGTACACACAAAAGAAAAGAAAGAAACTATACAAAAGAAACTATACAAAAGAAAGGGCGATGTGTTTATCAAAACCCTGAATAATTTTAAAACCATGAGAAATAAAATCAAGAAACCAATGACCGATAAAGCAGAGTCTATGTTAATAACCAGATTGGAAAAATTAAGCCCTGATGTTGATACCCAAATTAAAATTATGGAGCAGTCAATTTTTCACTGCTGGCAGGATGTATACCACTTGAAAAAGGAAAAAATCATTAATCCGAATCAAAACGGCTATGACCAGTTTATGGAGAAAGTAATGAATGACAGGAGGTAAGATTTGGATACTGAGTTACAGCTACTTAATGAAAAATTAAATAATCAGCAACAGAAGAAGGAAGCCAGTTTTAAGGTAATGCTTAACACTTTTGAGGAATTATATAACCGCAAACTTGAACCGTCGCAGGTGGCATTATGGCGAAAGTTTCTATTGTTTGACGAAAATTATCCGGAAAATTATTTTATCAGGGTAGTTGAACTTGCAGGTGAATCAAAATGGTTTCCTAAAATAAGTGAAATTAAAGAACGCTTTTATGAATACGCTATAAAGGACGGCAACCGCAGAGTAAAGCTCCCTGAACCAACAGATTACCATAAGCAAATCGGGCAAAAGTGGATGGCACAGATTAGGACTATATTAAGTTATGGGGGACTGTTAAGAGAAGATTTTGACCATACCAAACTTGGCAAGCTGTATACACCAGAGGAGCTGAAGAAGTTACTGGACAGTAATTTAAAAGAAAATCTAAATAAAGAAAGGAGTGTATTGAGGATATAGAACGCCCAGTGGCGGCGTAAAGGAAAGGACACAATGACTAAAGCAAAAGTAAAAGCAAAAGCTTTACACAAAATTACCGAAAATGATGTAAAAAGGCAAGTTAAAGACTACCTATCACTCAAAGGCTGGTTTCACTTCTACAACCTTGCAGGTATGGGTGCATATAAGGGCATTCCGGATATTATTGCAATCAAGCAGGGCAGGGTGCTGTTTATCGAATGTAAAAGACCAGCCAGAGGAAGCAAACAATCACCAGGGCAAGTTAAGTTCCAACAGAACCTCGAGGCTCAAGGCGGGGAGTATTTATTAGTCAGGGATGTTGAGGATTTAGTAAAAGCAAAAGTTTAAATTAATTAGGAATAGGAGGAGAAAGTGAGAAATATAATTGCACGAAAAGCTAATATCAGAGTATCAGGATTTTCTAAAGGGATTGGCAATCAGGTACAAACATCACGGATTTGATGACATTTATCAGCAAGGGGTAATGTTATTGATTGAGGCACACAACAAGGGCGTCAATAATATTAAAACAAGCGTTTGTAATGGCATCCGTAAATATTGCAGAGATGAACAAAGGTATCAGGACATCTGCAAAGGTGGTGATTCAGATATTAAATAGCAGGGAATATGAAATCATCTATCTGTATTATTTTTATGGCTATCTGGAAAGGGAAATAGCGGGAATGCTTAATCTTCATCAGTCAACAATTAACAGAATTAAACGTAATGCGTTAGACAAATTAAGGGAAATATTAAAAAACTGACAATACATTTATATTAAGTTACCTTCAAATATCTTCATAGCGGGCTTATTTTGAGCCCGTTTTTTCTATTTTATAAAGAAAATTAAAAATATTTAGTAAATCATGCATAAATCAGGGTAAAACTTTACCTTATATAAGTAGAGGGTAATTATGTCAAAAATTAAAAGAACAATCAAAGAAAAAAAATTCATAAAAGCATATATAGAAAATGGCGGGAATATTACAAAATCATATCTTTCTGTTAATCCGAGTTATAAGGGTAACGCTGCTTGCGAATTAGGACGGCAGTTATTGAAAAAACTTGAATTAACAGACGATGAGATTATGGAAGAGCTTGGAATGGACGATAGTTATATCATGCAGAAGATCAAGGAAGGGATTGAGGCAACCAAAGTAGTTTCCGTTATTCCTATCAAACCAAAAGAGGCACAGGAGAATAATCCTGAATTGCCTGATGCTAATTCAAAGAATGTTGAGTTTATAGATGTAGAGGATTATCCAACAAGACATAAATATATAGATATGTTGCTTAAGCTGAAAAACAAATATCCAGCTGAAAAGAAAGATGTCAATCTTACAGGCAATATAACCATAGAAAAAGTTGATTACACAAAGGATTTAGATGTTAAGAGTTAGGTTACCTCACAATATTAACCCTTACCCGTGGCAAAGACCAATTATTGGTAATCATCAATTAGGCAAGGATGTTTGGCTGAATATCCACAGAAGGGGCGGGAAAGATTTAACCTCTTTTGCGGGGATTGCAATACCAGAAGCGGCAGAGATACCTGGAACATATCATTATATCTTTCCACTACTAAACCAGGGGCGGGATGCAATCTGGGAAGGCAAAGACCATAAGGGAAACGACATATTAGAGCATTATGTACCTAAAGAGTTAGTCTTGCACAGAGATAATGCGGACATGAAGTTAACTATCCGTTCAAGCGACAGCAAAACAAGCGTGATACAGATATTTGGAGTAAACAACGGGCAGTATGAAAAGCTAAGGGGAAAACCAGCCAACGGAGTAGTGCTATCAGAAGCGTCCCGAATGGAAAAGAAAGTACTGGAAGTTATTAATCCAATGCTTATTGCGACAAAAGGCTGGAAGGTAGTCCAATCTACTCCTAATGGCCAGAACTGGTATTATGACGCTTTTTACCTTGCTATGAAGAACACTACCCGCAACTTCTGCATGACTGCAACCATAGACGACACATATGACCATAATGGCAACCCGATTGTAACAAGGGAAATGGTTGAAGCTCAAATTGCTGACGGGATTATGACCGAAGATGAGGCACAGCAGGAATACTGGTGTTCATTCCAGCAGGGCATTGAAGGAACTTATATCGGAAAGCAGATGCAGGAAATAGAGGACAATGGCAGGATTGAATACTTGCCATATGACCCGAATTACCTTGTTGACACTTACTGGGATTTAGGCGTAGGCGATCCCGTTGCTATCTGGTTTGTTCAGCAGGTGGGGCAGGAAATACGCTTTATCGATTTCGAGGAAGCAAGCGGAACAACTTTCACTTACTGGGCAAGGATACTCCAGGAAAAGGGCTATTTATACAGAAAACATTATGCACCATTTGACATTCTCAACCGAGAGGGCGTTGGAAAAGAGGAAACAGCAAAATCAAGACTTGCCCATGCAAAGGATGTGGGGATTATCTTCCATGTTACTCCAAGAGCTTCTTTTGAAAATGGATTACTTGCTATCAGGGGCTTATTGGGACTTTGCAGGTTTGACGAAAAGAACTGCAGAGAGGGAATAAGACATCTCAAGCTATGGGGGAAAGTTTACAACAAACTTGAACAGCGTTACACCGAAACAGAAAAGCATGATATTCATTCCCACGCAGGGGCAGCTGCTCGATATGCAGCAATCAATATCAGACAAGCACAGGGATTTGATGTGTTAAAAACACGAGAGGAAAAGCATTTTAAGAATGTATTCAGGAGAAAAAGGTCTTATGGCTCAGCCATGAGCGTATAGGAGTTTATATGCCAATCTATGAGCTTAAATGCCCCAAATGCGGGGCAGAAAATGAAAAGATATGTAATGTAGCAGAGAGAAATAACCAGCCTTGCGACAAATGCGGGGAATATATGCAAGTACAGATTACTACTGCAAATATGTTTTATCGCAATATTAAGTTACGACATAAGCAGTGGATCAAGGAAAGAGGTCTATAACCATGCCAAAAGGACATTCAGGATTGGTAACAGTAGGCGTTAAGCCCAAGACACAGACCAACAGAATAGTCAAGCTAAAGGATTTCTGGGACGAGGGCTATAAAGGGCAGTTTGAATATGTTTTAAACGCTACCCGTAACTATGGCTTTTACCTGGGGGGCGATAAGCAGTGGGATGCAAGGGATATTGCCATTTTAGATGAGTTGAAGCGTATGCACTTATCCCTGAATATCATCTTCCCGATTATTAACCTTCTAACAGGCTATGAACGGCAAAACGGCATGGATATTAAGGTATTCCCGAAAAAAGGCGGACTGCAACCTGTTGCGGAATTACTGACCGAGCTATGCAAACACGTGGAAGACCAGTCTAATGCCCAGTATTTACGAAGTGCCATGTTCTTTGACGGGATTATCTCAACCAAAGGCTTTGTTAGTTTGGATATTAAGTATGATCAAGACCCCTTTAACGGGGAAATAGCAGTTGATGTAGAAGATCCTTTTGACATTGTTGAAGACCCGCAGAACAAGAAATATGACATGAACTATGGGAAATATGTTATCAAGTCCTACTGGGGCGATAAGGAGCAGATTAAGCTCATCTATCCCAAGAGCAAACAGGATATTGACAATCTCAAATATGATGATTTGGATAACAGGGATAAGACTAAAATACCCGGAAGTGTTGTATCACCAGACCAGTTTAAATGCAGAGTCCGTGAAACATGGTGGAAACATTACGAAAAGGCAACCTTTCTGATTGACACCATGAATATGAGCCATACAAGGGTACACAAGAGCAAACTTGATTTACTCAAGGTTGTACTTGAAAAAGACCGCAGAAGGGCAGAGGAAGAAGGCAGACAGCCTATATTTGCAGTCAGGGAAAATATTATCCCAGTCATGAACTGCACAACTACACTGGGGGATATTGAATTAGAGCATATCGAAAGACCTTTCGGGGAAATGAACAAGTTCCCGATAATCAGATTTGTACCGTACTATGTCAACGGAAACTGCTTAGGCGTGGTAGACAACCTAATTGACCCGCAGAAAGAGAAAAACAAGAGGCGTAGTCAGGCGATGAATATCATCAATTCCAATGTATCAAGCGGATTCTACAACCATGAAACGGAAGGGGCAGACCCCGACATTCTGGAAGAGCAGTCCGCAGAGCCTTCACCTGTTATCAATTACAAGTCCGTAGCACCTAAAAGAATAGAGCCTCCCCAATTACCCGCAGGTCATGTTCAGCTTGAACAGCTTGCAGAGCTTGACGCAACGAAAATCAGTTCAGTCAACCAGAATATGCTGGCACAAGGTCCAACTTCTGAAAGCGGAGTTAAGGACAGACAGCGTATTAATCAGGGATTGATAGGCAGTGAAATAATTTTTGATAATGTGGGATATTCCCACAAAATATACTCCGAAACCATAGTGGATATGATTCGTTACTGCAACACCTTCTCAACCCAAGAGATGATGGCTATCGCAAGTGAAGCACATCTTGAACAGAATGTAGACCAGCTATTAGATGCTATCAGAAGCCGCAAGATAGGAAAGTACGGAGTGGAATTATCAGCAAGTCCGACCAACCCGACGATCCGATTTGCCAACTTCGAGATGCTGCTTGATATGGCAAAAGTTTATGGAGAGATTATACCTCCCGATATCGTCATTGAATCTTCTGATTTACCCAAAAAAGAGGCAATACTGGAACGGATGAGGCAACAGGCACAGGCACAGGCACAAATGGCACAACAGCAGGCAAGACAGCAACAGCAACGGGGGCAACAGACACCACAGCCGGCCCAGAGAAGATTAGTCAAACGATAAAGGGATTTCCCCACATACGGGGGCAATCGTATGAAATTCATCTATCCAGATGTAAAAAGGAGCTTTAGAAATGGCAGAAGAAGTTAAAGAAGTAACCGAGGAAACCCAGGAAGGGCAAAAGGAAAAGTATTATTCAGAGCGTGAATGGAAGGGGCTTTTATCTGACAAGCAGAGAGAAGCACAGGCAAGACAGGAATTACAGGCAAGACTGGCAGCAAAGGAAACGCAATACGAGGACAGGATTGCACAGTTAGAGGCTAAATTAGCCGAAAAAGAGTCTAACATAGGCGACCCCGATGATGTTGCGACTGTTGCCACCCTGAAGAAGGAAATAGCAAGGGTAGAGAAAAAACTGCTTGATATGTATACCAAAGAGAAGCAGGCTGAAACTAAAGCACAAATGGAAAAGCGTATCAATAAAAGTTTTGCCGACGCACAATCCAAGTACGCAGAAGGAAAGGCAGGGAAGGGATTAAGTTTTGAAGAAGTCAACGAGGGAACGAAACGAATGATAGAGCGTAACCCCAAATACAGGGAATTGATCCTCAATGACCCCGACCCGGGCGAAATGGCGTATAAGGTAGGACTGCAAGATCCTGTTATTGCCAAGCGGTATGAAACATACAAACAGACTATGCCAAGCGGGAAGGTTACTTCCAAAGATGGTTTAGAGGGCAGCGCTGCCGCCAAGAGTGGCTATTACTCGCAGGAATATGTCAAAAAAATGAGTAAGACTCCGGGCTGGATTACAGCCAATCTTGACAAAATCAGAGAAAGCCAAAAGCAGTGGGACAAGCCGAAAGAATAGGCTTGTTTAATACCCGACCGCTGGGTTAAGCGGGTTTTCGTCTAACTTCAAGACGCTTAAAGGGAAGGAATTAACATGATTGTGATGCTTATAACTTGAATATAAACTTTAACGAACATTGAAAGGAGTTAGACAAATGTCTATTTTAAACGCAATTCCTGAATTATGGAATGCCGCCATGATGGACGAAATGCAGAAATCCCATGTATACGGGAAAATCTGCCGATGCAAAATTGATGCACCTATCAAAAGACAAGGCGATGCCGTTCATATCAGCGGAATAGGGGATATTGATATCGGTAGCTATACCGGAGGCGATATTTCCTTGCAGAACTTAACTGATGCAGGGGTAACCCTCCGCATTACCGAAGCTGATTACTTCAACTTTATTGTTGATGATGTTGATGCTATTCAGAGCAATTCCGCTTTAATGGCTGAAGCGACCAGTAAAGCCGCTTATAAGATGAAGGATGAAGCAGATGATTTCATTTACGATGCTATGGTTGCCAATGCTGCACTAAGCGGGCCAACTGAAGGGGCTTTAGATGTAACTGCTGCAATCAGTAATATAGCTGAAATGGACTTGCTCTTAAAGGAAGCGGAAGTACCGAAAGAACAGAGATGGATTACCATGCCTCATTGGATGGGAACTAAGCTCTTACTGGCTGGTATTTACCACGCACAGGACTTGAAGGGCAATATCAACGGATTTGTAACCAATGTACTCGGTCCCGATTTGTATGAGTCAGGTCAGAACGCCGCAACTATTATACTTGCAGGCTCTTACGGGGCAGTGGCTTATGCCGAGCAGATTATCGAAACCGAAGCCTATAAACCTGAAAAGCGTTTTGGTGATGCTCTTAAAGGGCTTCATGTTTACGGGGCAAAGGTTGTCAAACCGAATGAATTAGCTATAGGTGCGTTCACTGAAAGTGTTGAAACTGTAATCTAAATTAGCGGGGGGCTTCTGCTCCCCATTAAGTTTTTGAAAGGAGTATATATCATGGCTGTATCTTGTAACAATGTAACTTTAGAAGTTAATACTGTAAAAGTCCTTGCCGCTGATGCCGCTACCTCTGCTGTGGCAAGTGCTCCAGAGGATTTTACTTTTACCCCGACCAAAGCGGGACGGAAAATACTGATACTGGTAACTGTTGCCGCTGCTAATGGAACGGTTGTCTGCTCTTTAGGGGCTGGCAGCGAGTTCTGGGCGTCTGATGCACAGACCTTTAACGCAGTAGAGAATAAGACCTCCGCTTTCCAGATTGAGGATGTAGCAAGGTTTTTGACCAGTTCAGATACTATTGTTTTGACCCTCAC